TTTTATTAAAATATAGTAGAAAACTATGACAAAAGAAGAAGTTTTACAGAAAGTAAACGACTATTGTAACGAGAAAAGTTACACGACCGAAACACTAACCGATGTTTTTAAGGACAAATTCGCAGACCACTTTCAAAAGGCAGACCCAGATGGTGACATTGAGGATGAAGCCGTGCAAAAAAGTTTGAAATTTGCACTTAACACAGCATTTAGTAGTGCCTCGGAACTTGCAACAGCAAAGGCAACGGCTTTTGAGGAGAAAGAAAACTCGTACAAAACCCGAATCGCCGAACTGGAAAAGAAAGTTGCCAAGCCAAAGGAAACAAAAGTCGAAATACCGAAAGAGGTACAAGACAAGCTGGAGGCTTACGAGAAGTTCGTTAACGAGGAAAGCAAAAAGTCCAAGTTTAAGAACATTGTCGAATTGGCAAAAAAGGACATTCGTCAAGACTTGCATGCGTCGTTCGAGAAATTTGCGGCAAACTATGAAGTCGAGTTGGAAAAAGAGGACAAGGAACAGGCAAAAAAGCTTACAAGCCAATTCCAAGACATCTTTCGAGATTCTATTGGCGATATTAAGCCGCTTGCACCACGTCAGCAACAACAACGTGACGAGGAACTTATAATGTCTTTAGGTAAAATAAAAGTTCAATAAAAAACAACAAAATCATCTATGGTAACGAATCTCCAATACTTTTTTGAAACCGCACGAAAGGTTCGTGGCGGCAAATGGGTTTGGGTAAAGGATGGTAATGGCGAAAGCCGTAACAACATCCTTCTTGGTGGCACTATTGCCAACCCGAACAAGGGATTTGGCCACCTTTGGGCTGCACAGCTTTTGCAGTACACTCCTGGTCAACCCATGCTTATCTTCCGTTCGTTCGCAATCTCTAAGACTAGTGCTGCCGCTGCAACTACCATTTACATCAAGGGTGATGGCTATTCGGATGCCCCTGAGGTTGGTCAGCTGATTATGGTAGCACCCCAAACCGCAGCTACTACTGGTCAGTCGGCAAAAATTACCGCCGTGACATATAGCGAGACTAACGAAGAGTTCACCGTCACTATTGACACCGCCCTTGGCGCACTTACCGTTGGAACTATTCTTGTTGAGGCTTCTGGCACTGCCGCATCAGCAAGCGCAACCGTACTTTGCCCCAAGCCCAATGTGTTCAATGAGGCTGACCGCGACATGCTTCCCACCGAGGGATATGGATTCCAAAATGCGAACTATAGCGTTTCTGGCGTGTACAACAAGCAAGCTTGGATTGCTAAGATGCAGCCCCTGCCCGCTTATGTGCTTGCCTACAACAAGTCGCTTATTGATGGCATTTTCTGGATTTAATTCACAAACACTAAATTAAAGAAAGGAAACAAGATATGGCAAATGCACTGAAATTTCACTTTACACCCGATGAGGCCATTGAGAAGCTGTATCAGCGTGGCTTTATGGATGGTGCTAATGTTGGCTTTTTGCAGTCACTGATTGATAACACCATCGAAATCGAAGAGAACGCTTTCTTCTGGCAAGAGCATTTCCGCGTAGAGGGTAATGAATATGACATTGACCGCAATGATTTGAAGAAGAATCCCGCATGGACTGTTCGTCAAACCATTAAGCGTAGTGTTCCTATGGCTGACGCAATGGCTCCGCTTTCGGAAACCATGCAGCTTGAAGCCGAGGGTTCAACCGAGAAGACTGGTTCTATCTACCAGTACGGTAAAGGATTGTTCGAGACTTCTATGTCAAAGTTGGAACTCCAAGCACGTCTGCGCGAACTTGGTGCTGACCAAAACCTCGTCATTGGCTTTGTTCGTGGCGTTGCTGACTTGATAAAGACCCACAACCTGCGTGTGTCGCACATGGCTGCACAAACGCTTTCCCGTGGTGGCGAATATGGAAACACTATTAATGTCACCAATGTTGCTGGTGGTACTACCACTACACAGGGCTTTAGTGGTGTTGTTGCTAACCAATCGGCCTACATTCCACTTGCAAACTACAAGACCGCAGGTGCAAAGGTTTGGACTGATGCTACGGCTGACATTCCCGAGCAAATGCGCAAGATTGAGCAGGACTTCAAGATGGCCAACTACATTCCCGATGGAACTCCGTTTGAGTGGGATTTGCCTTGGGATATGGTGGTTAACGTTCTGTTGAAGAATGCAGCTTTCATTGCAGAGGTCAATCGTTATATTGCCCTTTATGCTCCCGACAAGGTGATTATCGTACAAAATGGCCAGTCGCAGACTTCGGTTAATTCCATCACCTACGAGCAGCTGATGGCTTATAGCCGTTCGCCCATTTCCAAGATTTCGCCCATTCGTATTGTGCGTGAGCAACAGACCGTGCAGGGAATCACCACTTACACCACCGTTAAGGGATGGAAAGCTGGTGTGGCCGTTCTTCGTCCTCTTGGCTTTGCTGGTGTTCTCGTGCATGCAAAGGTGGCTGATGTGGAACTTATGCAAAGTGGTGAGGTTAACAATGGCATTCAGTTCTCTTTGGCCAAGGTTCAAGGATTCCTCAATGTCATCAACAAGGTTGTGCCTAATGGCATGCTGAAATCTTACCACACGGACGTTCTTGGTCGTTATGCAACGGTGCTGGATGAATCGCAGTATCACGTTTGTGTTGACACCACCACGGCTGACTAATATCTATTTTGATTGGTTTTAGGAATGCGAAACAAGTAAAAGATTGAGATAGCGATGACGGTTTTAGAATGGCTTAAAGCATCAACCACGTATTCGAGATTTGACGAGAGCAATCTTGTCAAGATAGCACTTGACCGTGGTTGCAACCCTACGGATGACGCGTACAATGAGGCAGTTGTTACAAAGCGACAAAAAGAACTTATGACGGCTGACATCATATTTACCGCCGTGTTGCTTAGTCCTTCAAATACCGCATCGTTATCACAGTCACACAATGGCTATCAAAAAACGATAGGCCAAGAGCAGGACTTTTACCAAGATGAAAAGATTAAGTACGCTATTCGAATATACACACTATATGAAGATGAACGTGCTGGTATTCTTGAAAACGCTAGGCGAAAGATAAAGTTTATTCCCATCGAGGACGTTGATTCACTACCTGCAAATGATAAGGAATGAAATATTAGAATATCCATATATAGGCGTTATTAAGCGCATTATAGATGGAACGGGTGACAATGATGATACTGAAATTGTTGTCTATGATGGTGTTATGGATGAACACCTTGTAACGGACAATGAGGGCAGGACATTACAGACAGCCGACTACATTATTTCCATTCCTCTAACAAAGGATGAAAACGATGAATATATAGTTCCGCGCAAAGGTGATTCAATTGTTCTCACACGATATGGTGAAATGTTGGAATTTGTTGTTGACAATGCAGAACCATCACAAATCGGTGGCATAAGCATTCATTCGACACGAAAAGCTTGGTAGTGATATGGCAACAAGGACGCGTGTGCAATTTAACAAAAAGGCTCTTGAACGGCAAATGTATAACTACGTTGCCGATGAACAAACAAAGAGGCTTGTTGAATATGCCAAGCAGGAAATTGTTAGAATTGCTACAACTGGGGAGTTTTCTAACAGGACTTACAACTTGATTGATTCCTATGTATGGGTAGTATTCTGTAATGGAAAGAAAAAAGGTTCTGGCTATTATGGAAAAAAATCTGCAAGTGTTAATTCTGTGTTACACGAATATAGCCCCGATATTAGTGTTGATGTAAATGGACGTGCGTTAGCACAAAAGTTTGTCAACGAATACCAACCCGCCGAAACAAAAGGATGGGAAATAGTGTTTGCAGCAGTTGCACCTTATGGCGCATACCTAGAGGGTGGATTTACGTTTCATGGAAAGAGGTATCAGTTCAATGTGATGTCACAACGTTATGATGAAATCAAACGCACGCTTACACCATTGTGTCATGTTACATTCCATGTAAACCAGCCGAAGTATTAAAAAGAAAACAAAAGAAACAACGACGATGTTCAACGAGTCAAGAATTGACATATACGACTATCTTTACAACCTTGTGTATGATGTTGTAACCAAGAATGTTTACCGAATGGGTGAGCCTACGGAAACAACCGATTCCGACACAAAGGATGGATTCGTGGTGTTAAATGTTGGCAACATGAACAATAATTCGGAGTTTGACTTTGATGCTTTTGGCTCTGTTCGATGCACCATTACCGCATTTGTGCCACAAAGAACAAAAGGGCGACTGAACAAAACCTTGTACAAGGCTTTTGAGACGTCCATAAATGAAGTTGTGAACAATGCAATACACAATGAAACTAGCCAAGCGTATTATATCAGTGGTGACGATGTTCTTTCTATAGACACGGTAGAAACCACACAACAAGGAAACCAATATCACGTCTACATTAAATCATTTTTGGTGATTATGGATGGCGAACTGGAACAATAAAAGTATATAGTAAAAAAAATAAACAATTAAAAGAAAGGAATAAGTTATGGCAAAGAAAACAACTTTGAAGCCTATTGGTTTGGGCTATCGTGCCGTTGGTTCAGCTGACAATGTTGAATACACTAGGTTTATGGGCGTTCTGCGTGGTCTTACCATTGCACAGGACGAACCCGATTCAACAGAGATTGAAGCCGAATTCTATGATGCCCCGTTTGACATCTTCTACCAAGGCAACCCAGTTACGATGACGTTTGAACTGGCCAACTATGACCTGTCCGAACTTTCTCCCATCTTCGGTGGTACTTACACCGCAGGAACAAGCACTACGGCGGAGGTGTACGAGGGCGCTGCTGCGGCTCACACTTCCGAAAAGGAATGGAAGCTGGATTTTGGACGTGGCTTTGGCTCACTGGTTATCTACAAGGGTCTTACCATTGGTACTTTGAAAAAGGATGCTGATGGCGCTCTTAACTACAGCGTGACTATTACCGCACTGGTTTACACCGATTCCCAGCAGCACGACCACATGTACAAGATTGTGGGCGACATGGGCGAGTAAAAGATAGAACACTTACAAGGATTCTGTCATAATAGTTGAACGTAGGGGCGTTTTATAGGGGTAAGCCCTGTAAACGCCCTTTTTGTTCACAAATCAAATGTTATGGATGGCTATGGCAAAAAAAGACACCAAAGATAAGATAAGTAACGAACTAGAGGATTTTTCGGTAGATGTAAAGCGAGATATTCTTGACATCATTAGCGATTCCCCATCACTGGTAAAGATAGGCAACAAAGAATACGCTGTTAAGAACATGCGTTATTATGCTTTATACCGAATCTGTAGGCTTGTCATGGAAATGCGCAAGATGGATGAATCCTTGGACACGGACAATAAGATTTTAATGGCCTT